ATATGCATCTTCAACCTTTTTTGATGATTGATAACTCTTCGCAAATGCTGCGAACTCAATCATATCTTTACGTGAGTAACGTCCCATTATTTCAACGTGCTTTGAAGTTTTGCTTTAAAAAGTTTAACTGTTACACCACCAATGGCTTTGCCGACTTCCTTGCTTTCCACGATTTCACCCCTACCCTCTCGGTATACGTCATCAATCATGGCTTTGATGATGTCGCCCATTGACTCCATGCTCGTACCCTCTGGGAATTTCTGCAACACGTGTTCCAGCCTCTTGTTGGTCACCCATTCTTCAGCAATTTCCTTGGCATCACTTAAGACCTTCAGTTGTTCAGGACTTACCTCACGTTTGGTTTTGGTTTCCATTTCTTCCTCTGGCTTGTATTTGCAGATAACTCTTTCACCATTATTCCCACGCATTTCTTCCAATGGTCTGAGAACAATACCTTCACGTTTCTTTTGTTCAGTAATACCATTACGGACTGCTTGTACTGATGGTTTATTCATTTCCAAATCAAGAAGTTCCAAAATTGTTGGGATTCTTTCGTAATGCACGAACTCAATATCGAATTGCTTACACACGTCTTCGGCATTCGGTACGTTAAGCCAAACATTTCCGACCTTCACATCGAAGCCGATGAACTTAGATATCTTACCATAAGTATGTGACATACCCTGACACTTCCCGGCATAGTGCTCACCAAAGATAGTAGCATCTTGGTCGGGGAAAATCGCCTCGAAACAGGCTCTGAGATGGTCTTCATCGAACAATGCGAGGAAAACATTATGGTTTTCACCAGTAAAGAAAATTATCCGGTCTTCTTCGAATTTCCATGTGATGTGTGCAGAAGTACCATGAATTTTTTCCATAGCGTAGCATTCCTTAAATAAAAGGATGACTTGGTTCTTATAAAGATTGTCTATGTGTAAATATCCCATAACTATTTTATTTAAAAAAACCAGTTTTGTCTTCATCAAACTGGCAAACTTAGGTTTGTGACAGCTTTCCTTCGTGCAGGGACATTCGTTTAGTTTTTCAAAGGGGTAATCGTTATCCTGCCTTTTTCCCGTGCTTACCCTGTTCACGGTCATGTCTTCGAGCGAGAAGAGGGATTCGAACCCCCATGAATAGTATAGACTGTCATGCATGTCAGGCTTATCTAATCACATCTACCAAAGGCGAATTCTCGCAATAAAAAATCTTTCTGTCCGTTTCCAAGCGGAATATGTTGGTAAATCTTTATGGCAGTCGTATTTCATAAAGTTAGTCCACTAAGTTATTTACCTCACATATCTTACTACAAACAACATCCTCTTGGCAGAACCGTATAACAGTCAGGCGTAATTACCTGATACTTTCGTAGTGCAATTGGGCGATGTTATACTGTTTGCTTTCAGCAGAAAGACTTCAAAGAACAATTTTTACAAATATATATAATCTAAAGTAGATTCGCAATATATTTAATGCTTTTCTTACTTTGTTTCAATTCTTTCCAAATAAATTCCTTCAACCTCATTTGTTTATCCACATCGGTTTCATCAAGATAGAGTCTAACAAGTGCTATCAAATTATTATATGGTGTGAGTTTGTTTCGGATATCAGCACCTACAACACCTGTTTCAATAAGGTCGAACTCCACGAGTTCAAAGTTGTTGTAATTATCGAACTCACAATCCTTAAGGGGATAGATTTCTTTCATCAATTCCATTGTTGCCGTCATTGGTTGTACGTGCGGAATGTCGCCTGTAAACACCATGAATTTTTCACCCATTTTCATGATATAAATGAACTCCTTAGTATCTTTGTCTCGTAATGCCTTGACTTTCATAATTATAATTTTTTGAATTCGGCTTCGGTAAGAAAACAACTAAGTTTTTTCGAATATGGAATTCCACTTCCACTTACATCACGAGCATAAACAGTACGTTCATCAACATCAATTGAATCGATTTGCATTTTGTGATAATCAAACTCAATTTCCCTTGGAACTTCTTCGTAGATGATATCACCGAATTTAAGTGCTCTCCAATATTTGTCTTCTTCGACAAACCGTTCTAATATTTCATAAAATTCTTTTGGTTTCATTTTTTCTGTCTTTTTAATCTAAAACTCTTTCCCTGTTTCTTGGCTCTTTTTTTCCATGCCTCGATAATTTCTAAGGCAATATGTTCTGCCATATATTCGGCATTAACACAGTAGGGCAAACTCGAATATTTAATGGGTTTATCATTGGCGGTTGCTACACCGTACCAAATATTCCCCCCCGGTTTTCCTATACCCTCATGTTGTTTCAACTCGACCTCGACAACCAATTCCTTGGCTTCTCTGTCAACAGTATACTTCTGAGTATATGTGCCTTTGAGTTTCATTGTTTATAATGATGATGATTCGTTAATCTCGATACATTCTGCAAGGGTATTAGCAACATCCTTATCGTCCCTGAACATCTTATATACGGGATGAAGTGTAGAATAGTTACCTTCACTGTCCTGAGAAATACCAGAACACTTGATTTCCACAATCTTACCCATTAACACATCCTGATTCATGGTGATGTATTCCATCTCATCTTCATCAATACCCTGTGGCTTAGTCTTCAACTTGCCGTCTTCGGATTCCACATTCAAACTTGATATCACGTTCTCGTTCTTGGTCCCTGCTGTGCCATAATTGAATCCAACCACTCTTAGGTCCAAGTTCATTTCTTTCTTGACCTTGATTTGGTAACTTGGCTTTGTATCTGCCCAGACCCCATCCATTGATTTCACAACAGTTCCTTCACCATGACGATATAATACAGCTTCGAAGTGTTTCATTACGTCTTCAACCGTGTCAATCTCAATGGTCTCGACAACAGATAACATATTGGAACCTCTTAATGTATTACTGAGGTCGGCAAGTCTCTCATAATATGGTCGTTCACATTTCCTTGTATAATACTCGTCAATGGTCAGGATATCCCAAGCCGTAACCTTCACAGCATCCAGTGCATCACGGTAAGGCATATGCTTGGTTTCGAATTTTTTGAGTTCCTTGGTAACGTCTTTGTTAGCAGCTTTTTTGGTAGCAATACTTATCAATGACGCAACAATCCCGTTGCTTTGATACCTTTCGATACCATCCATTGTTAACTCGGCATTAATGACACAATCTTTGAGTTGCGCCAGTTCATCCATAAAAAAGGGGTTGTCCAATAATGTGGGTTCACCCTGTCTGCTCTCGTTCAGGACTTCACCGCCTTGAACCACGATGTTCACGAACCTGCCATCCATTTTCTCCTGACTATAACACGTACCAGCAGCCAGTAATTTATCAATGGCTTTTCGGGAATAAGGTTTGCAACCCATGTATCCGGTCTTCTCAATCAGGTCAGGTATAACCTTGTTAATGTTCCGGGTTCCCATGCCGATTTTACAGTCCTTCTCAATGATGCGCTCAATGATATATGCATCATCGGGACGCAAGTGTGAGAGAATGTCTTGAAGATGTTCAATCGCTGTATGACCAGTAAGTTGCCTTGAACTCAATAGATGCAAACTATCCAATGCCTTGTGTAATGAATTAGTAAACTCACGACCAAGCATCTCCACAACGTATGTGTATTCAGGTATCTGCTTAATGTAGAACTTAACTCGTTTTGAGTTGGCGAGATACAATACATTTACTAAGAGTTCGTTATCCTTGTATTTCTTAAGGATTTCCATTTTCATGTTTGTGCCGGGTTCGGCAGCTATCTCGTCAAAAATGTCTTTTATGTTCATTTGTTTTTATTTAGGTATTCGTTAAACCATCGGTACAACATGTACGGATATATTTTATGGTCTGCAAACCCATAGAGTCCACAGGAAAAGAAATCGTGACATTCAATCACAAAGGTCTTGTTATAAAATGAACCATCTACCTCAAGAATAGGTTTGACTCCAACATCAAGCGTATAAGCTATTGGTGCTGATTTGAAAGTGTTAATCATTTTATTGATTGTATCGATGTCGGGAAACAACGTGAAATCCCCGCTATAATTCTGAAGTCCAACAAGTTTGCCTTGATATACGAAAGCACGCCATTCTGATTCGATGTCAATTACTTCGGAAAACTGATAATTGCCTTTAGATAAATTATAGCTTTCCTTTATTACTGATTTGAAACCTTTGATGGTATCATTGGACTTCACAAACAACTCACCGTAACCCTTATAATAACCGTTTTCGTCACCGTTCCAAACGGTGCGTCCCGCACGTGACCATAATTCCTTTGGAACATTCATTGGTTTGGGTGTTGGTACACCAAAACGTTTCATCCACGACAACACGAATTCCACACTTCCCACTGGTACGTAATGCTCATGAAATGGCTTAAAAAACCAAATATTATCATTGGTAAGACAATTGACATATTTTATTGTTACGGCATTCTTGTCCTGCTGTAACCAATTTTGATATCGAGCACTTTCCAGTAAGGTGAAACTGAAATCGTGTATAATTTCCCTGTTAATCTTTTGAATTAAGAATCTCATCCTTATGTGTTTTTAGTGATTTATCCCAAGAAAACTTATATCCTTCCTCACTCCACGTTCCCATTACCTCCCTGAACCCCACATATTCGGGAATTTCTTTCCAAGTCATTTCTACCAACTTACCACCAGTGGTAACTGGAATCCTTGCAGGTACTTGGTCAAGGCATGTGATAACCAAAGTTCTTTTAGATTCCGGGTTTTCATACGCATCACAACCAACAGCATATTTCAACAAATCTAAATCCAGAACCGTTTTCCTGAACTTCCCCTGCATACCATCACTGGTATTGGTTTCATTGGGATTGTCAATAATATAATCCCAATCAAGGTCTTCGTTGGTCATGTAACCATTTCCATGACGGGTTTGGTAGGCTCTGGTTATGTAATACGTGTGAAGATTATATTTCAGGTCTAAGGAATTCAACAACGTCAAGGCATTTCGTGCCACACAATTACTTCGGGTGACGTGGGGGAAGAAACCATAATCGGTGTCAAGCATGATGCCCTGTCCACCTTCCATGATGAAGTCGTAGTCATAGAAACCTTCCAGACTGCTCACGACCTGATATCGTTGCACGAGGTCATCACAAGCAGCAACGAAGTCATCAACGAGTTTCTTTGCTTTGACGTTCAATGGACTTCCGTATCCATAATATTTTTCCTGAATCAGTCTGAGTTTCTCGTCACGGACTTTGGGATATAAAAGGTCACGCATATTGAAATGGTAATGGTCCTCATTCCTCTGAATTGTCTGACCGAATCCAACACCAACACTGCCATGAAAATTAAGTTCTTCGAGTTTGTAGTTCATCAGAACATCAAATGGTGTGGTAACCATTGCATTTTTATTGAAGTAAATCTTGGGTGTAATACCGAGCTTTGCCAGTGCCTGTCCTTCTTTCTGCACACCAATTGGACTAACAGTGCAGAACTCCGACCAGTAGGTGGGAGCACCTCGAAGTGTGCCAGAACCAAAGTTTGAAAACGGGTGACGTTTATCACCAATAACAACAGTGTGTCCCACTTGATGTCCACCGTTAAATCTTATAACTAAGGGTTTATTTACTTGTGAACAGAGATGGTTCACGTGTGCTCCTTTGCCCTCGTCTCCAAAACCTAAACCAAGGACAATACTGACGTTTTTGCTCATAGAATTATATTTTGTTTACGCAATAATACGAATAATAAATGATAATATTACAAAAAAAGGGTGTTAATTTTCATCAACACCCTTTTAAACATGAAAAAACTAATTAACATTACAGTTCAGCAACACCTTCATCGTCACCTGTAACAATTGTTCCGGTTACGACTGTTGCCAGTGCTGTGGTAACCAGACCAGCAGTCTTAGCATCAAATTTGCTTGTAACTGCTGCCATATCAACTCCGTGCTGTACAGCAATCAGGGTTGCAATGGTTTCGCAAATCGCATTATAATCATCCAATATAATAAGCCTCTCACTAATCATTTTTCTCCAGTAACCCAGAACTTCTGGGTCATCCCGGTAACTGGCTTCGTTGACGTGGATATGATATACGTTGTAGAGCCTCTGAGCTTCTTCCAGTAACTGAACATCCGTTACGGGGTCAGTCTGGGCATATCCCATGATTTCCTTGAGTGATTCCACACTCATACTATCCCAACTCATTTCATCACCAATTGTGATAAGGAAACCCTTTTCATTACGCTTTTCAAAACAGTCGATACTGGTGTGACGACCAGCAATGAGCCATGCCTGAAGATAACTCTCCATGTTCTGACCACCACCGCCTCTTTCAATATAAATTGAAGTCAACCACTTATCAAGTTCTTCAGTTCCTGATTCGAACTGTCCGATTTGCAGTGGTGTCCTGTCACAATGATGGTCACCAATTGCACCGAAAAGAATTTGAGGGTCTGGAACACCATTATCAATAATTGTATTCATGAGCGCACCGAGTTTGTTTTTCACGATGTCTTCGGGAATACGACCCATACTACCAGTAACGTCTAAGAAGACCATTACTGCCAGAGATTCTGGATGTTCCTCACTGTCACGTGCTTCACGCACATCAACACCCTTTGGAAGCATGTCGCTTACAGCCGAATTTGAAAAAATATCGTCTGCGCTTTTACCCACATAACTGCGACTCAAGTTTGTGTAGGCATCTGATGACCAACCTGAATAACCCATTATTCTGT